CTGCAGCATATGGCTTACGCAAAGGCAATGCTCCAGAATCGTGGCCAGTTCTTTCAGTTCCATATCTATGCAGAATGGATGAATATGGAGTTGAATACAAGCCTGGATACCCAGCCGCAGACTTCTGGCTCAATAAAAAATTGAGAATTATTCACGGGGACAGGGTTAAGTCTGGTGGCTCTACCGCTCACGTATACTTAAACAACGAAAAAACATCTGTTATCTACGGGCATATTCATAGAATTGAAACCGCCTACAAGACTAGGGAGGACTTTGATGGACCCAGAACCATTATGGCGGCGTCCCCGGGGTGCTTGGCTCGTATTGATGGCGCTATCCCTAGTACCAAAGGTGGAGTAGACCTAGATGGCCGCCCACTAACTCGCTACGAAAACTGGCAACAGGGTATCGGAGTGGTCACATTCGAAGATGACAATGAGCACAAGTTCTCATACGAGCTGGCAACCATCTATGACGGTTGGACAATGTTCAGAGGAAAAGAGTACAGGGCTGAATAATGACTACCATCGTCGGCTACCAAGGAGAGGATTTTGCTGTCATATCTGTTGACACCAGAATCTCTTCCATAGACGACAGTGGAAGCACGTACCAGATATCCACTCTGGGGCCGGGATGCACAAAAGTTGCCCAAAATGGTAAGTATTTACTAGGTGCAGCTGGAGATATGCGGGCAATAAATATCCTGCACCACGTATTCCAACCTCCCAGCCCACCACCTTCCCTAAGAGGAAGGAAGCTGGATGCCTTTATAACCCAGAAGTTCATTCCATCTCTCATAGAATGCTTTGATGCAACAGGGTATTCCCCTCCCGAAAAAGACTCAAGTGAACACAAATCCGAACAAGGCTCAACAATTTTGGCGGTAATAAATGCAACGATATACATTATTGAGAACGATTACGCATGGATGTCGGAAGCCTCTGGCCTATATGCAACGGGCACTGGTTCGGCTTATGCTCTGGGAGCCCTCCAAACGATAACTGGTGGTAAGAAGACACTTACTGCCCAACAAGCCAAGAGAGCTTGCTTGAAGGCTCTAGGAATCGCATCTAAGTATGATTCCTACACCGGAGCTCCATTCCAGACGTTCGTTCAGGAGATGGAAAAACAAGAACCAAAGGCAGCTAGGCAGAAATAGTTCCTGGAGATAAATGAGTAACTTTAGGTATTTCAGAAGAAGAATGTTTATCATCTTGAAGCTGATGTCCATAAAGCTATTTCGATTGAAAAACAAAGATAAAGATAGATTCATATATTGATGTCTGAGGATAAGTACCTTCTTTCAGCCATAGACTCCAATTCCGAGCGGGCTCTTTCATCAAGGTATCCCGGAAACATGGAAACAAACGTGTTTTTCCAACACGCTTACAACTATCACCCTGGAACTTATGCCGATACAGGGATTATTGGCAATGACGAAAGGTCCTCTGAGTATGGACTAGACATGGGGGATAAGTCTAGATTTTGGATAAATCCAGATGTAATTGCAATTGGATGTTCATTTACCCAGATGGGCGACCTTCCATATTCCTTCAACTGGCCCAAAATAATTGAATATACGCAGGGACTTAAGGTTAATAACTGCGGACAGAGTTCAAGTGGGGTGAACTTTGAAATAGCCTATGCAATGGACGTAATCAAGAAATACGGTATTCCAAAGAAGATATACGCTCTATTCCCAAACCTCGACAGAGCAGTGCTTCCTCATAAATTCAATAAGTTGAACAATAATATTGAATTAGCAAATGTTGACTGGGACAGCAGGATTAGTGGATATGTCGCAAGAACAAAGCATTTAGCATCAAGGCTTTTATTCCCCGACAGTTATGACGAATTCTATGTTTCGCTGCACAAAAAGAGAATAAAGCAACAGCCTCCAGAGACAATAATATTTCAATCTTTCCTGTTTATAGACATGCTTGAGACAATGTGTGCTGCTGCTGGCATAGATTTCCGCTTTTCTACATGGAATCCAAGGGGAATTGAGACATTTAAGCGCTTAAAGTATGATTCTTATGTACATCCACGTGACTGTACTGAGCTAAATACGAGCAAAAGCCCTTTAGCTCAAGAATGGGAAGAAGAAATTGCCAATAGTAAAGTATTTGCAATATACAATCAAGAGCAGAAACAGATAAGCAATGAAGACCTCAGAAAAATACCAGAAGTATGCTTTTCTGAGCACCATTAAAATAAATTTATCCGAAAGAGTGAGTAATGACAGATACAGCTTGGACATGGCTCCTCTTTTTGATGGAGGTAATAGGGGTTACCGGGATGTTCTTCATCGGGAAGATGAAGTGGTGGGGGTGGGGGATAGTACTTGCTCACAGCATTCCATGGTTTATATACAGCATTACCCACGATAAGCCAGGATTTATAGCCATGTCGCTTATGTGGTGGTGCACGCATTTCTACAATATGCAGAAGTGGCGTAAGCAAAAACACCTTCCGTGAGGGACGAAGCACAAAGCTAAGCAAAAAGCGCCCCTTAATTTGCCACCACGTTTCTAAAAGCATTATGCGAATTTCCCCTATAGAGCTAGTACTAATCCCCTTATATGAATATCTATTGTGCTTAGATAAATACCACCTACAAATAGTTTAGAAGTAGGAAGCAGGCACAATAATGGGTAAATCAAAAAATACCAATAATAATTCCCTACCTGAAGAAGTTCTGTATATTGGCAAAAAGGACTGGTTTGGGCATGCTTCTTGCAAGGGGTTAACTCACCTTATGTTTCCTAAGGAACATAAGGACATTACCTATATTGCAGAGGCTAGAAGGATATGCTCAGATTGCCCTGTGAAAGCACAGTGTCTAGAGTATGCACTGGAGTTCCCATCAGCAGATATGCATGGAGTATGGGCTGGCTTGACTAGTAGGCAATTAGCAGCAGAACAAAGAAGACGTAAGGTAAAACCAACAAGGCCAACATTGGCACAGATGTGGGGAGACTAATGATTACCACCGGAGCAATCCTCGTATTCCTACTGGTTATCTATCTCGCTTTAAAATCGCTCAGGGATTAGACGACCCTTATATTGCAGGACTTACAGAACTGCATGCCAGATACATCAACTAGCTCCATGTCGCATTGGGTCTTTCCGCATGGAGTAAGGATATCCTCGCCTCGCATGTAGGCGGTTATCGTCTCTTCCATCGTAGGGATAGTGAACTGAGCAGACCCTGGAGACGGTATGCCCTTCTGATTGCGGATGAAATCAATGACCGCAAATAGGACCAACTGATTAACGGATAACCCCTGCGCTTTGGCATAGTCAATTATCTCGTTCTTCTGAGAACCTAGTAAACGAAGGTGAAGCTCTGAGTATCTATTCGGAAAGCGAGATTTCTCGTATTTCCGGACCATAGATTAAACCAGAGTATCGCGCTCCACAAGAGCGATAAGGTAGTCAGTGAGGGTGAGGTCTAAAGCTTCAGAATGAGAAATCAGCTTCTGCTTGAATTCCCGAGACACCCGAAGGGTAAGGGTTGAAAATGGCTTATCCGACAGAGTTACTGGTCGGCCTGGATTTCTCTTCATGACTGCTCCCTAGTGGATTAGCTGATACCCGATAGATGCTAGTACAACTATGAGCGTGAGTCTAGTAAATGCGGTAAGCCGACGGGAATACGCAATGGGCCAAACGCCTAGGACGCATATGACTGCAAACGCTTCTCTCATTTGGGGCTCCAATCGCCACAAAAGTCAATATCTCTGGTCTGTGCCCAGATGACGTCTCGGTCACTGGCTAAGCCACCAACCTTAGGACGAGGAGCATAGCGGTGGCAGTAGCCCCAGAAGTCGTCAAAAGAGCGCCAATACCGACAGGATTTACATAGACCAAAAGACATCTGGTCGATAGCCGTTATATCTTGAAGATTCTCTAGGGACATTCGCATCTCCTAATTGACCTAATGACGAACTTGACCAACCGAACGGGGGAGGTGATTACTCTGCCAATACGCCATGAGTTAGAGGAAAGGATTACTTCTAGCTCACGCTTGACTTTAGAGACCTCGACTTCTGCTTTCTTTCGCTGGTAGTTGGCTTCTTCTAGCTCAGCACGAAGGCCAATAGCTTCACGGCGCAATGCCATTGCCTCTTCTAAAGTAGGCACTAAAGGGTCAAAATGCTTGCGCCCGTCTGGTTTTTTAGAAAATTTTGTATTTGTGTTGTTCAAGTTCTTCTACTACTTTCTCGTAAACGCGAAGGAACGCCTCGCGGTCTCCATTGGTATGCATCTCGTAGGCGGAGTCGCCTAGGCGCTCCAAAGTTTTTACTAGTGCTTCTGGTCTGGGTATTTCTGTTTGGGTACCAAAGTGTGCATTCTTTTGTATGGACACAAAAATACCCCAAGCGGAATACCCATCTAAATGTGGGGGCATTTCTGTTTGGGCATCTATGGTTGCCCTTCTTAGTTGGCCGGGCCCTGGGATGAACTTCTGCGTGGTTGTCCAGTTGAGGAATGCTCTATATACGTCCTCATACTCGAACGCGCCTAGTAGGTCATACCAGACGCGCAGTACGTTCTTCCTGTCGGACTCATGGAGTACCTTGTCGTACGTTGCGTAAACGGTTAACGTAAGGTTCTGTAGCTCTTCTTTGGTCATACGCGCACCCTACCAATCAATGTCTGGTTCGGTGCCGTCACTAGGTAGGTACCCCAGGAATCTCTCTACGTGCTCAGCGTCACGGAGGATGAGCTCAATGTCGTTGTATTTGACGTTGTTCTTGTTTCGTCCCATATGGAACTCACTGTAGGTACAACCTCTAATGGCATCTTTGCATACATCAACTCCATAGAGGCTGATTGCGTTGCCAATACAGATATGGCGTTTTCTATCTAATGCTGCGACTCGTTTCTTGAGAGTCTCTTTCCAAAAGTTGAATACTTCAAGAATCTGTTCTTCAGGAACTGTTTTTGAGTTTTCTATTTTTTCTTTTGTATTTTTTGTTGGTCCTCTACCCATGAATACAGATACTACTACTCAGAGAATCTCTTGTCAAAGATTTACTCTGATAGAGATAACCACGTATTAAAGAATGATTCTCTGAAGATAGATTCTGTACCCCTTCCTTTGGAAGGGGGTCTGGGGGAAACCTTTTGCGATAGATTGAGCAGGGGCAGCACAAACTAGACCTCGTGATTCCGGGTCATAGGTGTGCTAGTTGGTGTGGGCCCACTAGTTTTTACCACCGTTAAGTGGTATGAGCTGAGAATAGCAGTGTCTTCCACCACCGTCAAGTAACTCCAACAGAAATCCCCCGGATTTCTCTGAGGGGTTCTGGATTAATTTATCTGAAACTTGGAGCTGTTGAGCGGGAAGCCCCGTGCGCCGTCAGATTGCATAGTTGCAATCTGGTTCGGCGGGGCTCTGATATCTTAGATATTGCCAGCGAAGGTCCCCCTTTCCCTTCAATGGTTGAACCCCAGGTTGAGCAGCGGTGCGTTTGTAGGTGGCACGCCGCGCTCCCTGGGGTTCTTAATTTTCCCATGAGTTTAGATTGTTGCTTTTCTATTTCTTAGACTTGAGCTGTTCGAATACTTTTCTTGTCAGTTCATCATCCAGGATGTCTTCGGTCTCTTCGTGCCAGAAGTCGATAGCTTTGCGCGCAGCTAGTGTCTTGATTCCTTTGAGAATTCCGCTGCCAATAATGAGGATTGCGGAGCCCGCGATGGCATTCCAATATTCCACATCAAATGAACGCATCCGGCCGGTGAACTCATTTGTTGAGAAAAGCGCGAAAACGTCAGTGGCCCACCAGATGAGTGTCCCAGTTCCGAAGATTGATGCGATAATTCCTGTGATTAAGATTGTGTACTTTTTCATTTTTTCCTTCCGGCCGCAGCCAGATTAGATTTTCCAATTTTTTTAAATTAATTACTAGCTAGCTCGAGGGGGAACCATTCCATCTCGACCATCATACCGATGGCACAGTAGTTAATTACATCCATGTAATTGTCTCGGAGTGATTCATTTTCTGGCTCTGCCTCGCGCCGCGCAAGATTTTCCAATCTAGCGATTTTATCGTGAACCCTGACCAATAGTCCCAGGCGTCCAAACCTGGAGATATTGTCGTGACCGTAATCTTTTTGCTTTTTTATTAACACACTAGTGAGCTCATCGATTTTTGGTCCGGGCCGCTCGAGCGAATAATCCAAAATATTTAATTTTTTAGCAGCGTTGCGGGCAACAGCTCCCAGTGTCCTCCAAGAATCTGCATATTCCTCTTCGGTCATTTCCTTAGATGTCACCATCTTGCCGGTGCCTATATTTATTAGCCAGTCCAACTGGACGCGCATGTCTTCTAAAGTATCCATGGAATAGAGGTTCATCGAATAAATGGAATAAACACAGCGGCGCGCTGCATCATCCCAGCATTCTGGTTCTGGGCCGTCATGCCAAAAAAGCTTGTCTTCCACCACCGTCATATAAATGTAACCCTCCTATATAGTTTTCGGATTTTCCCTGTGCAGCTGGGTGACCTTGGCCATCATCTGCTCCATGAAGTCTTCCCATTCGTGGTCGCCCAGATTTTCTGGTAGCTCTTCACAAATTTGCACTTTTTCTTCGAGCAGCTCCCGCGAGATTGCAGCAAAAATCGTTTTTTCGTCAGCAGTTGGGAAGAGAACCGGTCCATCCTCCCCACCCAGCGTCGCTCGGTCTACGTGAATAATGGTCACTGCGAAGTCGCCGTCGGTACCCACCAGGACAATGTGTGAACTTGGGTCTTGCGTGCTGCGCAGCTCGGAAACAACATGTTTTGCAAGTTCTGGGTCGAACTCGCTGAGCGCCATCAGCTTGTTGGTCAACTCGACGAAAATGTCGAAGTCGGGTTCTGATGGGTTGCCTTTAAGGAAATACCCGTAATCTTCATCAGACATTATTGTAAAACTTTCTGTATTTGGTGCACTATATCTGGTGCACATCCGGATGTCAAACATTATAAGAAAAATTATTAAAAGAATAGTTGCCGGTAATTCGAGGAAATTGAATTATTATCGCGACTATGGACAACAGCTCGAGATTCAATTTGTATCTAAATTCCCTCAAACAATTTTATTTGCGGGAGGGGCACTGCATCGTACCGGCAATACATATCGAGATTTTTGAAAGTTCCGAGGTTGCACTGGGAGCTTGGGTTGGGTACGCGCGGCAGAGATATCGAAAAAATCAACTTTCTGAAGACCGGGCCCAGAAACTCGAAGAGCTTCCAGGTTGGCAGTGGGGTCCACTTCGCCCAGGACCGGCCACCGATAATCAAAGAAATAAGAATATTTTGAATATGCGCGCCAGAGGAGCTTCGCTCCGCCAGATTGCTGACGAATTTGAATTAAGCCGCCAGAGAATTCACCAGATTGTGAAGAATTCAGATGTCGCGCCGCAGTAATAATTTTCGTGAATATCCGAGAAATCGTCATCGATGGGGTCAGCCCGTGCCTCCGCCGCTGGGAAGATATGATTTTCATAAAAGGGAGCTCCCAGTAGTGTCTAAAAAAGTTGAAAAAACAGCAGAGCTTCTGGCCGGAGCTGTGCTCATTATTTTAATTTCTTCTGGCACTGCAGCATTGTTTATGTGGATAGTTGATGTCTTCCACCACCGTGGTCTAATCACGGGGAGCCTCAGCTTCTGGGCCGCGCTAAAAATCGTGATTTTTGCAAAACTTGCCTGGGGCCTCGAGAGAGCTATTTCTCATTGACTCAACGCGCACCTCGTGCGCCACGCGGTCTTCCACCGGTACCAGGCTCATCCGCCTCTTCTTATTCTTCGTGCTAGTCATCTCTCCACCTCCGTGGGCGTTGTAATAAAGTGAGAAAATGCTCAACCCCCCACAGTCTCAACCAAGAAGGACCATGGGGGGCGAGCAAACCCTGCAGGACGTCTAACTCCATAGTCCGCCCTGCAGGAACTGCCTCAGAGCCCTGCCCTTAACGGGGAGAGAATCTGAGACAGTTGCTCCACTGGCTGAAAGGGACACCAGTGGAGCAAACCGATTACGTCAACTGCATCCCACCCATGCTCTCTGAGTAGGCTCGCTTGAGTTGGGAAGGCCATCGTGACTTACCCTTGTTGCCGTTCTTCATCTTTTGCAACTCGCTCACTGCCTCTTCAACGTATGGGAGAACAATGATGTTGTGCTTCTTGCAGAAGTTGATGCACTGCATTGCAAGCGTATCTGTGTAACCACCGCTGATTGGGCACACTCCACCATCTGTCACCCAAATGATGGGAGATGATGAGCGTTGACGATTCTCTACAGCCCATTCAAGAGCAGGGAAGTCAACACCATTGCCGTGACCAAATGTGGGAAGTTCGCTCACCATCTTGCCTTTGTCTGCGACAATCCACATGTTGGGTGCGCCTGCGCCGTGGTCTTTGTCTGTGTAGACAGCCACAGTTGCTCCTGGTGCATTCTCAACCATCTGACGAATCTGCTCATGAGTGAAAGACATGGAGCCTGAACCGTCGATGACTACGACGCCACCACTTCCTCTTGTGACCTTGTCAAAGATTCTCTTTTCAGGGTCTGTGAGAAGTCGATGAATACGACGTGGTGAACGTCCGACATTTGATGCAGTGCGCTTCTTGCCAATGCTTCCTTTGGTGTGCTTCGGCATTGCGCAACGCTCAATGACCAGTTTCCCCCAAGTAGCCAATCCACGTGATGAATCAGTCGCAGTTATTTTTGGGTAAGGCTTGCCAGTCGCACTGCCAATCTTGGAGTGAGCACCTTTATTGGAGTGAGCACCGCCATGCTTTTGCTTGCTGACTTCTTTTGCTTCGCCTTCGCCTTCTTGACCTTCATCGCTTGCACTTGTACCTTCGGGTTCTTCTTCTTCAGGAACAGTTGCGCACAAACGGTCTACCCATTCAGCAATGCGCTCAGTGTGAGAGAATCCGTATGGAGCGAGACCACTACCGCTATCTACGTCTGTTGATGCAAGTGTGCGAGTCTTGAACGCTTTGTCCATCTCTTTCACTGCTCGCTTGGAAATGTCGTTAAGGATTTCTCCCCACTTGCGATTATGGCGACGCACACCATTTAAAAAAGCTTTGTTTGATGCGGTGCCAGCAGTTGCAAACGCCATACGCACAGCACCTGCCCAATCGTTTGTCGCAGTGATGCGCTCGCCATCAGCGGTTTCTCCTCCATCGGTGAGATTACCTTTGACGTCAAAGCCAGCCTTTTGACAGAGGAAGTTGACACGCAGTTCTTCAACTACAGTCATTGATTCCCTAGTTGCAAACTTGCGGTCTATCCATTCAGTCCACTCGCCAGCAGGAGATACCTTTGCATGCATCATCTCATGGGCACGTACACAACGTGCGAGAGCGGTGTCATGCGCAGGAATCTTCATCTCTCTGCCAATGAGGTTTGTGTATGGCTCTCCACGACGTGGGTTGCAAGTGTCTACTGTCCAGCGACCATGCTCAGTGTCTTTACGACCAAGCATTTCGGGTTCAACCATCACAGCAGTCATTATGAAACCCTGTCTACTGCGATTGCGTCAAGGATAGATTCAGCACGTGAACCGAAAGTGAGTTGAGCAGAACGTGCGTCACCAAGGTTCTTGCGGAGTTTGTCAAAATCCATGAATGCTCGCAATGAGATACGACGTTCGCCAGCGTCAGCCATACGCACTGCGTACTTGCGCAAGTCGGGAGACAAGCGGAGAAGAGCGTCAGGGTGCGGAGCATTGATGCGGATACGAATCGGGAAACGGTCTGCCAACGCTGTTGGAAGTTCGTCCATGTTCTCAATGTTGGTAGTCATGATTGCTGAAAAGCCTTCACGTGGGCGATGGATGCGACCGTTCTCAGGGTTCTCCCACGATGCGGACTCAGGAGAGTCAAGCATGGAGAGGAGTGTAGCGAAAACGTCGCCACCAGCCTTGTCTACTTCGTCAACGATGAGACGACCACCAGTGATGCCGTTGCCTTCCCATGCCTTGACAGCAGAGCCATAGTTCCAAGTGAACGTGCCACTGCTATTGGGCATGAATGCTCCAGTGACGTCAGCGTTGGTCATGTCTTCTGTGCAGACGAGGCGAAATGCGCCAGCCTGAACGTTGCCCATTGTGAGACCAGCGTAGGTCTTGCCGATACCTGACGGACCATAAAGGATTACACGGTCGATACCGTTAGTCAGACATTGGTCAAGCGCTTGCCAGCACTCAGGAAGGTTTTGGTTGGTTGATGTTTGGATAGATGTATTCATTGTTTTTGCCCCTTTCATGGGCTTGGTTGGTTAGTAACACTTTTAATATATCAGGCTCCCCGACCTGTCTCAAAAACTACTTTTCAGATTCCCTGTCAGCCTTGGGGTCTCTGATTTCCCATAGACCTTTCTTCACTTTTCTGAAGTACGGAGAGTCCTGGATGAACTTGAGAACAGTTGGGTAGGAGAATCCAGCCACTTCAACTAGGGCTTCTGTTGTGTATTGCTCAAAAAGCTTATCTTTTGTCCAGTCAATAAAAGAGTCATATTTATCTGCTCTTTTCTCAACCCTGATGTCAGCAACTTCTTCTTCAGTAATGGTCATATCGCACCAGTCAGCAAGGACTTCCGCCATCGTTGATTCACTGACGCCATACGTCCTTAGAGTGCGAGCAGGGTTTCCCTTCTCGCCTTCTCTTTTCCACACGAGAAGAACATGTAAAGCACGTTCGTACTCGCCTAATGTGAACTTCTCTTCTTTGGGGATGGAAAACTTATCGCCATATAATTTTGAAGCAGTTTCCCATTTTTCTTTTACCTCAATCACAAGAGAGTCAAGTGAAAGCTTTGTGCTTGGCATTTATGTTTCCTTAGTCCATTGGTTGAATGTTGTATTTCGTGCACCATGTATCGTAGCAATCGTCGCAGAGAGAAACGTCATCTTCGTAAATGCGCATCTTGCCATCATGACTAGTCCCTATTGGTGCAAGGTTCCAGTCTTTGTCTAATTTAATTTCACACGTAGAACATTGATTCATAGAGTCCCTTTCAGTAGTAGACCATCACTCTATCATCTCCCCCGACCTGTCTCAAATTCTCTTCCACCACCGTAAAGGTGAAAACCAATCTCCCGCCCTCAAAAATCCTGGAGCAAATATTTTGCGTTAGCAATTAATTGAAAGATTACTTTTGCAGCTTGCGAGCCCCGGCCCCACCCCGCTGCGGCGGGGCTCTAATGTTGTGAATCTAATATCTAAAGATTGACAACATGCCTTCACGTGTGAGCCGCTTGCGCATCATCGCTACTGCCGTATACAGGTCATGAATGGTGATGCCCCACTCTTCAACCTGCTTATCAAAGTGCCCAGCATCAATCTCGTCGTAGATGTTTACAATCGCATCTGCTCCAGTGACGCCCAACGTATAGTAGTTCTCGTAGAGAATCTCAGAGATATCTAGTAGTTCACTATTTGTTGTCATTGCTGTCCTTTAGTTGTTTGGGATGTATTCAAGCAGGGCATCATTAACCCATTCCCACACTTCATCAGTAATAGTATTGTTGCCCTTTGCGGACCATTCTTCCCATTCAGCCACGACCTTTGACCACACGTCTTTAGGCGGATAGTCATCCATCAAGTGGTCGTCCATCTCCCAGATGCGAGCAAAGCATTCTTTGTCCCACCAGTCAATGATGATGTCGTCTTCAGGGTCTAGTCGTTCTTGAAGAACCTTAATTACATCTTTAACTTTCATTCAGTAATCCCAACGTTAAGCATCTGAATTGCAATATCTGAAGCCTTGCCTAGGTCTTCGAATGTGTAGATGTTATAGATAGAGAAGCAACCTGCACAGACGTACAGCGAGCCCTCCCATGGTCCATCAACATCGGGCTCTACAGGTCGTCCATCTTCTAGACAAGTGTAGAAGCCGTCTACGATGGGGATATTTCCGCACTGACAAGCAAGCCAGTCTGCGGTCGTCTCTTTTAAATTGAGAGGCATTACGCCTCCGCTTTTGATAACAGTTTTATGAAAGTATCAGAAGCGTCATTCCCAATTGTCAGAGAAAGACCCTGACAACCCATGGCGTCTAGTAAGTCCATCGGGTCTAGTTCTTCCAACTCAACAAAGTCTTCCATTAGATGGTTCAGTAGATTTGTAGCAAATTCAAGTTGCTTTTCTTTTTGAAGTAAGCGTATTTGATTATGCTCGTCAATTGTTAATTCGTCCATATTTTTCATGAGTTTGCCTTCCATTCGCAGTATGCATTGTAGTTTTCGTCTTCACTTGAGTCTATGCCGTTTTCTTCACACCACTCTTCGTACGTTGGTGTTGACTGAAAAATTATCATTACAACTCCTCGTGCTCTGCTACGTCCCAAGGCTTGTCCCAATCGCTCTCGCCATCAAGGTCCTTAGTCTTTAACTCTTCAGCAGAGAGACGATAATAAGCTTCTAATGCTTCATCTTCGTTCTCAGCTTCTACAAGGTAATCGTGGTTAACGCTTTCAGTAACTCGAACCATAAATTGTTTCATGTTTCATCTTTCTTTAGTAGGTAATCGCATTCTATCTTTGACCCCGACCTATCTCAAAATGCCTTTGCATTTTTAATCTCTTTCTCTAGTATCTAGTTTCACGACAATCTCGTCGTGCATTCCAGCAACCTCGTCATGTTTCTCCAGCCACTTCTGTTGTTTGGCAGAAACGTCAAATGCTCCGCTGTCCCAGTACCCGTTGTTATTGAGAAAGTCGTACTTGTCGTCGTTGGAAAGTTCATTCCAGTTCGCAGGAAGAGTGCTGTCGTCCTCAACCCAGAAAGTGTCGTACTTCCAGTGCGTCAAGGAGAACTCACACTTCGCTTCGATTTCCTCAGGGAACCTGATTTCCGTAATGGTCTCAACCCAATATGCGCTCATCAGCAAACCACCTTATCTACTTCGCAGTCAATCTTAAACTGCTCTGCGTGTCTCCATTCGTCGTAAGCGTCGCTCCACGCTTCATACTCAGGTGAGTTCCAGTCTGGAGCCTCTACGTCGTAATCGCAGGGGGCAAAGAAACGCTCGTAGGTGAGTTCTCCATTCTTCATGACTTGACAGCCCTGAAAGAAGCCAGCCTCTTCGTCGTGGAAGAAGTCAAAACGCAGGGTTGGGAACATTGCGGAGATTTTGAGAAACGCATCAGTAGCAGTTCCCCAAGGGGTGTCAAACTGATAGTCCACTTTGTAGGAGCCATCAGGAAGTTCGTTGTCGCTTTCGTCAAGAATGTGCGTGTGGCAGTCGCCCCACTTGACGCCCCAAGCCTCATACTGCCAGTCGTACCAGTTGCTCACTCCGTATTTGGCAATCATTTTCTCAGCCAGTTCTGATTGCTCTTCTCGAACAGGTGATGTGACATCAAAGAGTTCTTGTGGGCAAGGAAGATATCCCTTGAGAATAGAAAGATGTGTGACCATCTTTGTTCCAGTCTCTGTGGCTGGAGAAGTTGTCCAGTCGTAGGTCTTTTCTTCTATTTCCTCGTGGTGAACGCCAGCGACAAAACGCTCGCACTCTTCTTTGGAACCAGTGATTGTCATTCTCGTATTGCACCAGTTAGGCATAACGCCCCTTTCTTTAGTAGGTATCTACAATCTATCAACGTCCCCGACCTATCTCAAAGTTCTCTTCCGCCACCGTAAAGAGGAAACTTCATTCTCTCCCCTCTAGCAAAGGGGTGTTACATTGCCCTCTTCAGAAAAATCGTTTTTTTGCAAGTTTCTGCAGCTGGAGCCCCGGTCCATCCCCGCCTTGCGCGGGGCTCTTAATGAAGAAGGTTGTTAAACAACCAACTCCACAACTTCGAGCCACCCTGGCCCGTTGCCCTCGGGGTCTGCTGTGACCAGTGCACCAGTGCCGTCAGTGAACTTGAGCAACACAGTCTCCTCAGGAACGCAGTGCCAGTATGCGTCTTCTATGTCTGCCTTGCCTAGGTTCACCACGTCTGCAATGGTTTTGCCTTTTAGCTCAGAGAAGTACTTGATAGCCATCATGCCAGCACCTCTTCCTCTTGTGATGGCGTGTCTTGCACTTCCACCCAGTTTGGCTCTAGGTCATCCCACCTAAAGAAGTGATGCACGTCGTCATAGAGACGCACTACAAGTAGACCACCCTCACTAATGACGTAGAGGTAGTCACACCACGAGTCTTTATAGTTCTCAGGCGTGTACCACTCATCAGGGCTGCCCTGCTCTTCATTGCCAGCAATTCCGTAGCCCTCTACAACCATCCAGCGAGACCCATCAGCCTCTTCACTTGGTTGCCATGGTTTTACGCTAGACCAGTAGAAGTTTTCATCTACAAAGGTTTTTACAGCCTTTTCGTAGCCGTCACGTTGCACGATTTCCCAAATGCTTTTACCTTGATGTGATGGGTACCCATCCCAATGGGCATAGCGCCCTTTCCAAGAGTCGCCATATTGTTTTGCGATAATGCTTCTAGTGCTCATTAGTTCCCACCTCGTTGCTTGTAATCCACGAGAGCCTCTTCAAGAGTGAAAGAGTAATCGCCCTGCTCTGAGTGCCAGCCGTCAGGTAATGCGACGACTGTCCAAACTGCATAGGGGTGATACTCCCCATCCTTGTGACAGATTGCGACCCACGAGGCGTATGAATTCCCCTCTACACGCTCGGTTCTACGAGTGCACTCTAGGACTGTTCGCCCATTTGGCAGGACTGTCCCTACTTGCAAGACTGCATATTCTTGACTCTGAATAGTGCTCATTAGAGAACCTCGTCAATCTGATAGAAAGTGCCATTGGCATTACCAAGCGAGGAGAGCCATTCAATGACATCTGCTTGCCAGTTCTCATATGCTTTCATCGGAAGATGGCACTTTGCGTTTTCACGCCCTGAGAGGTTTGTCATGGACTCAGTAAGAGCACCATTTGGAACCCTGTGAAGCGAGTAGTTCACTATGCCTGCTTGCGATACTGATACGGCTAGTTGATACTTGTCCTTAGCCCTGATGCTGTGGAAGCGGATTTCTATCGCCTCATTTTGGTAGAACTTTGGAACGTATCCAAGGATTTCTGTTGCTGTCATTTGGTGCCTTTCGTTAGTAGTTATGGATTCAATATAGCAAGTTCCCCGACCTATCTCAAAAGTGAGCCCACTCGCTCCCACGCAAGCCCCGGTAAGAGTAGAGGCAGTCGGGGCTCATAAGAAACAAAAGCAGTGAGGTGTCCTTTTCAGGAAGCACCCCACCGCCTAGGTTTTCTAGTTCATCACCTCGGAGAAGTGAGTCTCAATGATTGAGTCTGTCCACTCGCTCCACAGGTTCTCTCGGCTTGCGAGAAGACCTGCGTCAATGGCTCGTGACACGTTGGAACTAATCTCAAAGACCGTTGGAACGTTCCGCAGAACCATCTGAACGTCTTTAACGGTAAGTGCGTTGTCTTTCTGGAACAACACGACACACGCCCCAAAGTTACCTCGCCCTGCAAGCGTTTCTGCTCGGAGAGACATATATTCATTGCGTACAACCTGAACACGCAGGTCGGGAACACAGAACCCGTATTCACGGATTTTTTCTGTCCCTGCGTCAATGACCACAAAATCGTAATCACCAACACTCACTGTGTCTTTCATCTCTTTACGGGTGAGACCCTGAATAGTCATTCCGTAACAGCTGTTCTCACGGAGACTATTAGTTCCTAGACCAAGCACTGCTGTGCAATCGTCGTTCTTCGACAAATCCAAGAGCAGAACTCGCTCAGGTGATTTCTTCGCCAATGCCAATGCAAGAGAGCAGGCGACGGTTGTTGTCCCGACTCCGCCTTTCGCTGAACTCACTTCCAATACTTTCATATATCCCTTTCGTAGTAGTTACATTTTCATACTATCAACTACCCTGACCTATCTCAAAAGCGAGCAGTTGGTTCCCCGCGCAAGCCCCGACAGCAGTTGGGGCAGCCGGGGCTCACAAGAATAAACGGGGTGAGGTGTCCCTTTCGGGAAGCACCCCACCCCTGTTGGGCTAGTTTTTGCTAGCGTTCGCCCTCTGAATGAAGTTCATAAGTGCGTTGGCAAGGTCACCAGTCGCCCCACCATCATCGCTGATTGGGTTGTCTTGGTCATCATAAAAGCGCAGAACGCTTGCCATTTCTCCCGAGAGACTGGCGCAGACCATCAAGCGCACACGACGCTTTTCGGGGTGCTGGCTTGGTGCGCCTAGTTCACTTTCTCCGTTGTAATCAACAGGCAATGGCGCCGCCCAGCCACAAGTCACGAGACCTACGGAGTCGTAGCCCTGCACCTTCTTAGCGTTGTGTGAGTCTGCCAAGAGGTCATAAATGTCCTTATTTGAGGCTACCTCTGCGTTGATATCTACGACTTTATCTCCGTCGGTTTTGATACCGACAAGCATTGCCGTGTCAAGATGAAAGGCTTTGTATTCATCTTTGGCACAAAGAGCAACGTGAAAGACGTTCTCTACTTTCTCCGCTATCTCCATCATTGTCATAATGTTCCCTTTCTTGGTTGGTTGATTGGAACAATGACATACTACCAACTTCCCCGACCTATCTCAAAATGTCATCCGCCACCGTCATAGGTAAAGTTATCCCCACCTTGTCCACAGCTTGTGGATAACTCTCCTTCTTGGATAGATTTATCGGAAACCCAAACAGAGGAGCCCCGTGGACCTGCCCTGCACGGCGGGGCTCTAGTTGTGAAGGTTTTGAGACAGGTCGGGGTACCCGATATAGTGGTGGTATAAGAAAACGGAACGGACAGCCAGCCCGTCGCCTGATTCTCACACAACCTAGCAAGTACCGCCATCACTTCGGGATAAGGCTCTCATTGCGACACTCCCTCCAGTCTCCTAGGGACTGCGATAGTCCATCCAATGACTCCGTCCTCCTCTGACAAATGGGTCGGCTACTAGGGAGAGGACGCTCTCGGTGTGGGGGTTGGGCGAGGGGTTGGCTTTCTTTTTTG